AAGAAGTCTCGTAAGGGTGGTCAAAGAGCTTATCCTAAGTGCCGTAAGAAGTCTGTTGCTGCAGGTATGTCTAAGAAAGATAAGAAGAATGCTGTAGCAAGAAAAAGAAAACATTACGGCAGTAAAGGTAGACCTAAGAAAAAAGCTATAATGCAAAAGTAGAATTGTTATGTGTATAATTAGATGGATAAAGAAAATATTTAATAGAGTAAAAAAGGTTGATGAGTTAGATACATCTTGGAGAGATTAGTGTGAAGTTAAAAAACTTACTTGCAGAAAAATAGAGAGAGAGGCAATGGAAAATTTGAAAGAAGAGATTGATCAGTTAGCCAGGTTGGCAGGTATTTTAAAAGAGTCAAACACATTAGAAGAAGCAAAAGGTATGCCCAAGTTGAAGGGTGGTAGAAGAGAGCACAATAAACTAAAAGGTCTTCTATTCGGCTCAAAGGCTGTTGGCTATCGTCTTACTGACATTCAGAATGATGTCAAGTTGTTGGGCAAGATGGGATACATTGACAACAGTGTTGCTAAACAAATTTTTAGTCAGTTGAAAGATATTGATAAGAAGATTATGAAAGCTGTCAATAGAGATGCTACAGAAAGAGATGATATCCCTAGCTCAAAGAGTATCGCCGGTTCATAAGAGATAGACTATGAAACTAACACCATTGTTATACGAAGAAGATAGACAAAGATTGCTTGAGTTAGCGATATTTATGTCTGATGATTACAGCCAAGTCAACGAAGGTGTTGGAGATGGTATTCTTAGAGTAGCTAAGAAAGCTGGTATAAAAATACAAAACGGCAGAGGATTGCTCCAAATAATGGCCTCTGCTGGTGTTCATGTTAGTAAAGTGTTATATTTTGCAATAAAAGCTCATGGTGGGGATGATGAGGCAAAAGAAGAGTTGAAGCGTGCTTTGAGTAAAAAAGTTACTAAGGAAGATTTAATAGATGTCTTTCTGAAACTAGATACTTTGACATTAGGTGTATTGTCTGGTCCCATAAACATTATTGATGCTTTAGCCGGTTGGAATATAATGGCAAATATAAGAAAACGCTCCAAGTCAGTATCAAGGAGAGTGAACGATGCCATTGCAGACCTTGATGACTCACTTGATGATTTGCCCGACAAGATAAGAAGAAGAGTGGCTAATAATTTATCTAAGATAAAAAAAATGGTAGGTATTCAATAATACATTGAGAGATAAGATGAAGCTAAAAGAATTAAAAGGTAGGATAATTGAGGATTTATATGGGTGGGTAAAAGAAACCTTAGCCGATTACATAAAATCCAAAAGAGAAAACCAAGAAGATGATATCAACGAAGACACCGAAGAAAAAGATACATCTGGCGAGGAATAGAGATGAAGCTAACAAATATAATAAGCGAAGGTCCATTTGATAAATCAAAGATTTCAAAAGACCTTGAACAATCATACAAAAATTATGTAGATGCAGTTTTTGCCCTAGCTTCTGCTGCAAGAAAATCTAAAGACCCAAAGATGGACAAGATTTTGAAAAACATAAAAAAAGAAACTCAATCACTAATGAATCATGTTAGTGACAATTATACTGACCTTGATTTCAAGTAGGATAATAAAATGAAGCTAACACATATACTAAAAGAGCAGGTTATAGGTGAGGCTATAAAGTATCACACAGATAACAACATACTTCTATCTGAAAGTATTTTTAGAATGTATAGTGATAACTACTTTGCCTTATACAATCAAGCAAGAAAGCTTTATAAAGAAGGTAAGTTAGAAAACCTTGACCCAATGGACATTGAATTGTTGGAAAATACGGACATTGGTGAGTTTGGATTGTATGAGGGTGAAAAAGTACCTCTTGATTGTCCAGTGGACTCAGAGGTCATTACAGAAGCTGAGTATCAAGGTAAGAAGGTACAGCTAAACAAACCTAAAAGAGGCGGTAGTAAAAAATTCTATGTGTATGTTAAAGACCCCAAGTCTGGCAACATTAGAAAGGTTAGTTTCGGCGCTTCAGGTGGAGGTGGAAAACTGGCAGTAAAACTAAAAGATCCAAAAGCAAAAGCGGCTTTTGCTTCAAGACATAATTGTGAGACAACCAAGGACAAGACCACTGCAAGTTATTGGGCTTGTAGGCTTCCAAGATATGCTAAGTCATTAGGTATGTCTGGTGGCGGTAAGTGGTGGTAAACATAAAGGAATAAAAAATGAGATATACCAAGAATCAAATTAGAGAGGCACTTTCAGAAGCTACATACAAAGTAAAAAAAGAAGAGCTTGGCAATAGCGCTGAGAAGGTTTATAAGTCAAGAAGAAAAGAAGCTAACGATAAAATCAAGAGAATTTCTGCAGCTATGAAAAAGATGGATGCAAAGGCAAAGAAAGATCCAAGCAGTTGGGGTCACGCTGGTAATATGGGCAATGTTATTGAAAGCCTTGATGAGATACTTCAGTTTATCGGTGGGTAATGCAACCATATACAGAAAACAAAAAGGACAATATTATTCTTAGAGAGTTTTCTGCTGACGTTGACTCTGATGAGTTAGTGTGGCACAAAGATAAGAAAGATAGAAAAGTAAGAATAATAGAAGGCACTGGATGGCTTTTACAATTTGATGATGAAATGCCTCTAACTCTTTTAGAGGGTGAAGAGTATTTTATTCCAAAAAATATTTTTCATAGGGTTATAAAAGGTGAAAATTTATTAAAATTAGAAATTGAAGAAATATGTCCTTGTGGAAGTTGTGCTTGTAAGAATAAAAAAATGGAATTATAAAATGAATAGACAGAAGCAGATAATGCTTGCCAAGGATATTGTGAAATATATTTATAAATGTTATGGTGGCGAGCGTCCCAAAATTTCTGTCAACGAGATTGTAAGAAACATTGTAAGGATTATTAGCCGATACGGCACAGGGAAATAATATGAAATTGCAAGACGTATTGAAGGAAGAATCAGAAAAGAAATACGAGTATAAAATAATGCTTGCTATTCCCTTTGCTGACAACAATAATATCAAACACATTATGACTAAACTTGAGTTTGTAATGAAGGTTAATGATATTGAGATTGTAAGAATAGCCTCATCTACTTTAGGGCAAGATCTGTTCCTTGATGTGGTAACAGGGTTAAGAATAAAAACAAGCTTAAAGAGAACCGCTATTGAAGATTTACTTGAACCAGATTTTAAGATTATGAGTTTCAAGGAAGTCAAAAATGCCTCTTAATAGACATAAAGGTAATATAATAGCTGAATGTATAAGAAATTTTAAAATTCTCACTATATTTTATCAAAAACCTAATGGAGATAGAATAAGAAGAGATATAGAGCCTTACGAAATAAAAGAAGAGAAGACTAAAAACGGCACCAAAGCTTTCTTATACGGACACGATGTAACTATAACAACACCTACTGATAAAAAAACCATAAAGAAGTTTGATGTAGAAAGATTGGGTGTAGTCTTGGCAAAAAATATAAATTTTACACCAAGATACATAACAGAAGAAGTAGAGCGCCAAAGCAGACTTAGAAAATTAATGGGTAGATGATGAACGCTAGTCAAACAAAAGAATATATCAAATGTAGAAAAGACCCAGTATACTTCATTAAGAAGTATGGTGTTATAAAGCACCCAACATTGCCTGGCGGTAAATCAAACTTTAAGATGTGGGACTTCCAAGAAGAATGTGTGCAAGACTTCTTGGATAACTCATACAACATTATATTGAAGGCAAGACAGCTTGGTATATCAACTGTAGTCGCAGCATATATAGCTTGGTATATGCTATTCTTTAATAATAAGTCCGTATTCGTTTTAGCTACAAAACGAGACACAGCTCAGAATATGATTTCCAAAGTAAAAGTATTTTTTGAAGAAGTTCCAGAGTGGTTTAAGCCAGAGCTTATTGTTGATAATAAACAGAGTTTGGAATTAGCCAATGGCTCATCTGTCAAAGCCGCTGCTTCTACTATTGATTCAGCTCGCTCAGAATCTCTTTCTTTACTGGTAGTTGATGAGGCAGCGTTTATTAATAGGATGGATGAGATATGGACTGCTACTGGTCCTACTCTAGCAACTGGTGGTGATTGTATAGCGTTGTCTTCACCAAACGGTATGGGTAACTGGTTTCACAAAACATACCAAGGTGCCGAAGCTGGCGAAACGATGATGGTGGGTGGTCAGAACAAGGGATTCAACCCCATTAAACTTCACTGGTCTTTACACCCCGATAGAGATGAAGCATGGGCAAGAAGCGAGCAACGGTCTTTAGGTGATCAAGCTTTTGCGCAGGAATATGACTGTGACTTTATACAATCGGGTAACAATGTTGTCTCTCTCAAGTCACTTGAATGGTATTCAATGCACCCCACCGAGCAAGAAATAGCTGACGATGGACATAGACCTTACCTAAGAGAGCCAGAAGAAAAAACTTGGATGGATAAAAACCTTTGGATATGGAAGTATCCAGACTATAGTAAAAAATATATTCTATCCGCTGACGTTGCTCGTGGAGATGGAAATGATTACTCTGCTTTTCATGTTATTGATGTCGAAAATTATGAGCAAGTTGCGGAGTATAAAGGAAAACTAAATACTGATATTTTTGCTCACCTTATACAAAACACTGCTGTCCAATATAATAACGCATACTGTGTAGTAGAAAACATGGCAATGGGACACCATGTAGTTATGAAACTTATTGAAATGGAATATAAGAATTTATACTGGACTGTAAAAGACCTTACTAAGTTGCATGAAGGCAATTATGACCAAATGCACTACGACCCCTACAACATACCAAAGAATGCAGTGCCTGGATTTACTACTTCAGCAAAGACCAGACCTGCAGCAGTAGCTCGTCTAGAAGAAGATTTGAGACTACACGATTTTATTCTTCATTCAAAAAGAACAATCAACGAATTAGAAACTTTTATTTTTCACAATGGTAAGCCTGAGGCGCAAGATAATTATAACGATGACCTTATTATGTCTTTGGCTATTGGTATGTATGTAAGAGCTACGACATTGAAAATACATGGTAATGATAGAGAATATACAGAAGCAATGATGAATAGTTGGGGCTACGAGCAAAAGCCTTTCAACTCAATAGTTAGGGATGATAATAAAGAAGACCAATATACAATGAAATTGCCAGACGGAAGCACAGAAAGCTTTAGATGGTTATTTTAAAACCTGTTACTAACAAAAGAGAAGGTTTATGGCTAACAAAGATGATCGTAGTGAATGGAGTGATTACGAAAAGCTGGTTCTAAATGAGCTGGAAAGACACAACAATCTCATTGAGCATATTCGTAAAGACGTTGGATTTATATATTCTGAAATAGCAGGTTTAAAAGTTAAATCTGGTCTTTGGGGAATGGTAGGGGCGGCAATACCAATCGGTTTAGCTGTCGCTTTAAAGTTTATAGAGTAGAGGTAAAAAATGGCTGATAAATTCAAAATACTAAGAAGTTTATTGCAGGGTAATAGTGCCAAGTATAAGATACCTACTGAAAGACCTACCTTATCTTTACAGAGACAAGCTTTCGATAGTTTCTATAAAGCTGCTAATACAATGTATCAAAATCAGTTGCGTGGTGCTACTGAAAGATTAGAGCGTATCCAAGATTACGATGAGATGGATATGGTGCCAGAAATTTCTAAAGCACTTGACATTATGGCAGACGATTCTCTTACATATAGTGAGAATGGAAACATACTTGAAATTGTTACAGATGATTCACGTATTAAAGATACACTAGAAGAGTTATACTATCAAATTCTAGATGTTGATTTTCACTTGTGGCATTGGGTAAGAAACCTATGTAAGTATGGCGACCATTTTAATCTACTTGATTTAGTTGCTGGCGAAGGTGTGTTGGGTGCTTTGGAGTTACCAGTTGCCGAAATAGAAAGAGAAGAGGGTTTTGATGACAACCCAAATAGTTTAAGATTCAAATGGTCTGCTTCTCATGGTGGTGCAGATTATTTTGAAAACTATCAAGTATCACATATGAGAATACTTGGCGAGGATAAGTTTCTACCTTATGGCAAAAGTGTTTTAGATCCAGGTCGTAAACTTTATAAGCAGTTAATCATGGCGGAAGATGCTATGTTGATTTACCGAATCACCAGAGCACCAGAACGTAGAGTTTTCTATATTGATGTTGCAAACATTCCACCAAAAGATGTTGATTCTTTTATTCAACGAGCAAGGGATTCACTAAAGAGAACAACTAATGTAAATTCTTCTGGACAAATTGACGCAAGGTTTAATCCAGAATCCATATTGGAAGATTTCTTTATTCCAGTGCGCGGTGATAGATCATCAAGAATAGAGACATTGCCTGGTGGTGATAATGCTTCAGCCATCGAAGACATACAGTATCTACAAAACAAGTTGTTTATTGCTCTTGGTGTTCCTAAGTCATATCTTACAGCAGAGGAAGACCTATCTGGTAAGAGCACATTAGCTCAAGAGGATATAAAGTTTGCTCGTACTATACAAAGACTACAAAAGATTGTAATTAGTGAGTTGGCAAAGATTGGTCTTATTCACTTACACCTAAAAGGTTTTGATGAAAGAGACATTTACAATTTCGATTTGAAACTGACTAACCCATCATCTGTAACAGAGTTGATGCAGTTAGAGCTTATTGAAAAGAGACTTGAGATTGCAGAGAAGATGGTTGAAAGTGGTTTGTATACAAAAGAATATGCACAACGCGAAATTCTGAAAATATCCGATTCTGAAATAGCAAACTTCAAACTAATTTTCCCAGCAGAGGCTTTCCAAATAAGTAAAATTGAACAGATAAAAAACGGTGAGATGCAACCACAAGCACCAGCTAGTGAAGGTGGTGAAGAAGGTGAAGGCGAAGAAGACTCAGAGCAGTCAGAGGCAAGATCCGTATCTGATAGCGAGAATGCCGAAGATAGAGTTGCGTTTCCTTATGACCCAACAGGCACAAAGCATCTAAAAGGTTATCCCGATATGGAAAGCAGCATCAATGGTCAGAGCGACACCATATTCAATGGTGAAAAAGATGATAATATGCTGGCAAGAAAGAAGAAACAACGTAATAGAAATATTTTCAATAATACAATTAGTGACATAAAGAAGCATGATAGACATTTTGAAGACGCTGTAAATAATCTAAATAGAGATTCTGCTAATGGTGTTATTAGTGAATCAAAGCTAAAGCAAACAAATTTTATCAGTAAAAATGGTAATAGTGTAGAATAAAAGTATATTTATAGTTAGACAACTTATAAGGGGTAGCTACATGAAGCACAACAAGTATAAAAATGTTGGGGTTATTTACGAAGCTCTTTGCACAGCCGTCTTGAAAGAGGTTGGCGAGGGCAATAACAAAAAGGCCAAGATGTATATGTCATTGGTCAAAAAATATTTTATGAATGAGAGCACTTTGCAAAAAGCTTGGAAAGTATATAACCAACTTTTGTATAGTGAAGCAGTCAATTACTTTTATGCTGATAGGTTTCTTGGATACTTAGTCAAAGAGTATAATTCTATTGATAAAAACTCCATTGACCATTGTGTCAAATCTTTGTTTGAAGATGTATCATCTTTTTCAAACAAGAAAAATCTTATGAAAACAAAAACCCCCAATTATAGATTGTTTGCTAGTTTCAATATATTAGCTGAACAAGATGATATTACATCTTCTGAAAGAATTACCTGTGAAAGAACTTTGTCCGAACATCTAATTGATAATAAAGAAGCCACACGAATCAGAGATTCTAAAACAGTAAGGGAGGTGATCCCAGAGCAAGAAGAAATCGACAGCGAAACCAAACAGCTGGCGGACGTTTTGGCAATAAATATTTTCAAAGAGCGTTATAATAATAAGCTCAACGAAGATCAGAAGGATTTACTAGTCAAGTATATTACTTCTAGTAATCAAAGAAGTTTTGACAAGTGGATGAAGAACAAATCACAGAAAGTTATTGAAGAGATTGATACTTTTGTTACGTCAAACTATTCATCTGTAGACACAGAAACTCGCGAGAAATTATATTTAGTAAGTGAGAAGCTAAAGAATCTGACTTCACAAAGAACAATACGTGAACAAGATTTAACAACAATGCTTCTCTCTCTGCAGATAAAAGATTACGTAACAATGTTTAGTTAAAAAAACCTATAGGAGAAAATTAATGGCAAGTATTTTAGAAATGTATGAAGCCGCTATTACAGCCGGTGGATTAAATGGTCAGCCTCCAACAGCTGGCGACCCTAGATATACGCTACCGGCCGGAGC